GATGTTCATGAATATCATGGCAATACTAAATTAATTGCTAAAACGCCTTTTGAACGGATATCTGTTGTTTGTTATTACAGAGAAAATATGGCTGATTGCGGTAGTATGCAAGAAGAATTAAAAAAAGCAAAAAATAGAAAAGCAGGAGACAGTCTTGGAAGAAAATCGGCAACTGCTAAATGAAGACACGCGAGACAGCGTAATACCTGAAGGAGCTAAAAACTGGGGAGATTATCTTTATACCCATACTCCAGTAGAGCAAAAATCAGATGGTGTTTACTATAAAAGGGAAGATAAATTTTCTTTATTTGGCATAAATACTTTAAATGGTGCTAAATGTAGGCAGTTACTATATTTATTTGAATCAAGGCCTAAAGGCGTAGACACTGTGGTTCATGGAACAAACGTGAACGCATCACCACAAACTCCTATGACCGCAGCTATAGCAAAACATTATGGGTTAAGATGTATTCAAGTAGCAGGTGGAACTAATTTTGAATCTATTTCACAAAAGAATTTACCTTTGTTTGCCACAATGTTTAATACTGAATATGACTTATCATGTCGTAGCGGTTTCAACGTTGGTGTTCAAAAAAGAGTACAAACGATTATGAAAGATTTTGATAATTGCTTCACTATAGAAAGAGATATAACTTTAGACCACAAGCTTTCAACTAACACGGTTTCAGATATTAGGTCTTTTCATGAAGTTGGTGCTTGTCAAGTTCAAAATATACCTGACCACATTGAAGATATAATTATACCTTTCGGCTCAGCAAATTCAGCAACTTCTATATTGTTAGGCTTATCTATGCACAAGCCGAGAAACGTCAAACGGATTTATTTGATAAATGTAGGTGTTGATAAAAGAAATTTTATGTTTCAGAGATTGAAACTTATGGAAGCAGATGTGTCTTCTTTTGAGTTTGTTTGGCACGACACTAAAGAGCCTTACAGCAAACTTTACAAAGGAGTACAACAAGACGATATAACATTTCATCCAAGATATGAAGCTAAAACTATTTTATATATAAGGAAAAATTTACCTGAACTTATTAAAGACACTACTTTATTTTGGAATATTGGCTCTTACCCTGATATTAATACAACAGCTAAAAATGCTAATCTTACTATACCTAAAAAAGTTAAAGAATATTCTATATCTACTGATAAAAAATTAGGTACATACTGCGATATAAATAAAATCACAGAAGTTAAAAACCTTGAATATGGAATGGATTTTAGAGAACCTAAATATCGTAGAGAAGTTTTTTTGAGGTTTTATGAATTTCATTTAAAACATAAAAGCCATCCTGGTGGAGTGTATTTTGCTTTTCCTTGGTTAACTAAGAAATATTCATTAGACACAGAACAACAGCTATGGCTAGCATTTATAAATGGATGCTCACAAAACATAATAACCTCTTGGCACATATTCAATAAATTTCCAGAACCTGTTGGATTAGATTTAGATTTAGTAGACGAATGGTGGAATGTAACACAGCATAAATTCAAGGCAGGTTCAGGATGGGATTCTGATAGAAGATATTTTAAAGCAGGAAAAACTGGCCTGCCTAATTGTATGCGTTCTTATATTAATCAAGTTAATAAATTTGGCAATCAAGAAGAAATGTTTAAATCTTTATGTGTACATAATGACCCTAACAGTAATTTTGAAAAGGTATGGGATTTTGTTAAAAATAATTTTTTATCATTTGGAAGATTATCAACATTTTCTTATTTAGAATATCTGCGTATACAAGGATTGAATATTGAATGTAATAATTTATTCCTAGATGATATAAGCGGTTCACGTTCGCATCGTAACGGACTCTGCATAGTTCTTGGAAGAGATGATTTAGACTGGTACAAAACTAAAGTAACCTATAATAAAGAAACTACTGACTGGTTGAGTGATGAAGCTGAATTGTTGTTGAAAGAAGCTAAAGAACGATTACCTAACGAAGATGTAAGTTATTTCACATTAGAGTCAACACTTTGTAATTATAAATCTTGGCATCGTCCTAACCGCAGATACCCTAATGTTTATATGGATATGTTCTATAATAGAATTAAATATGCAGAAAAAGAATGGGGTGAAGAAGAAGGTAAAATATTTTGGGAAATGAGAAAAGATTGTTTACCTAAAGCATTAAGACTTGAAGACAATAAAAAAGATATAGGCCTTTGTCCTGAAAAACAAAATCATTATTTGCTTACTGGTCAACCAGTCATGATGGATAGTGAGTGGGATTGCTTCAAAAACGATTATAACCGCTTGATTAATTCATGAAATGTGTAGCTATAGGCGGAGTACCTGCTACAGGTAAAACCACACTAATGAAAAACATTATCAGTATATTAAAACCAAAAAAAAAGTTTAAATTTGGTCTACTTAGAGGTTACATGCAAGAAAATATTTCTATATTAGGTGTATATGAACCTAATGATGTTTTTGGCGGTACAGACAAGTTATCTATGGCGGTTCAAAAAGACTATCAAAAATATATAGATAAAATAATGATTAACACAATATTTGAAGGGGATAGGTTATTTACTAAGAATAATCTTCTTGATATTTGTAAAAAATATGAATTAAAAATTATCATATTAGAAAATGACAAACAAACTTTGAAAGACCGTCACATAGAAAGAGGTGACAATCAAAGTGAGAAATTCAAGAAAGGCAGAGCAACAAAGATAAACAACATAAAACTTGAAAAGGAACTGCAACCTTACATAACTAAATATAAATTAAACAGTCACAAAGATAGCAAAGAGTTAGCTGAATTAATTGTAGAATATCTTATTCACTAAACCTATCTTGATAATCTTCCCAAGAGCTTTCTTCTTCTTGATACTTTACGAAACCATGAGTGTTTAAATTGTAAGTGAACTTTGCCTCACCTATCTGCCCATATAAACCTTGTTCTCTAATTTTTCTAGTTATAACGCTAGTTGAGTTCTCATCAAAATCTCTGTGTACTGTTAATACTGCATCTGCTTGGTTATGCCAATGAGCCGCACCACTTATGTCATAAGCAGTTGGAGGGCTATAAGAACCATCATTAGACTTTGGCAACTTAGTAGGGTGAGCAATAACCCAACATATTATTTCATAAACTCTCGTGAATCTTTTGCAAAGAGAAATAAAGTCTCTTATATGTTCATCTTCTCTTTGGTTTCCTTGTCTTATAGCTGACACTTCGTTGAAAGGGTCAATAACTAAACCTTTAACCCCATGTTTGTATATTGCACTCTTAGCAATATTTAAAATAAGTTCTATAGAAGGAATACTGTCTTTAGTTTCAATAAAATAAAAATGTTTATGAATGAAGTCTAGGCCTTGATTCAGTTCTGACTTAGTCATTCTATTTGCAAAACCTTCATCAAAAGATTTGCCTAAATACATTTGTACTAATCTCCTAATATGCATAGATGTAGAATGCTCAGGTGAAAACAAAGCAAAAGACCAACCGTGATTAACAGCTAGTTTCAACAAGCATTGATCAAGAAATGCTGACTTACCATGATTAGGTATTCCAGTTATAACTGTAAAAGTACCAGTCATAGGTTTATATATATCATCTAGACCTTCTAAGCCTATCTCAGTTGGCTTTTCATAATTACCTTCATATAAGTCATTGATTTGTTCAAAGTAATCTCTAGCAGTGTGTAAGCCTTCTATTGGGTAAGGTTCAGCGTTATCAATTATTTCTTTAAGTTTTAATGCTCCATGTTTCATTAAAACTTCATTAGCATCTTTACAATTATCAGGTGTCCTAACAAACCAACATAAATCTTTACCAAATCTATGTAATAATTCTTTATGTAATGCTTTACCACTGGTGTCGTTATCAGTGAAAAGTATTATTTTTTTTGCTAGTAGCTTACAGTTTTCTAATGCTTTATACCTAGCATCTTTTTCATCTCCTTTAAATTCTTTCGGAGCACCGTTGGGTAATGTAGTTGCGTTATTTAAACCACATTCAGCCAAAGACAAAACATCCATTTCGCCTTCTGTAAAAATTACTGTTTCTGATTTACATACATTGTCATAGTTATAAAGGATAGATTTAGTATTAGCAGATTGTCTAAATTGTTTATCTGTTGTTCTATATTTAATATTAGTTAGTTTTCCGTTCTCGTCAAAATATTGGAACCCTATCCAGTTATTCTCGTTATATATTTTGTAATCATTTATAGTTGATTCACTTATACCCCTGTCTTTAAAAAACTTAACCATGAAGCTTTCTTGCTTGGGTTCTAATTTAGTTGGTGCAACATAAACAGGTTTTTTGTAAGGTCTAAATATACTACCTGTTTTCTTTCCACCTTTGAACCCACAATGATGACAGTTCCATACAACCCCATCATCACTAATAGTAACTGAGAGAGGATTGTCTCTTGGATTGTGAGGTGGCTGACAACTAGGGCATTTTACTTTTTGATTACCTTCTTGTTGATGATTTAATCTAATTCCGTTTTCATTTAATGTTTGTTCAATAGTCATTTTATTATCCTGCAAGGTTGTTTAAGGTTTTATCCTTAATAGGTTTATTTATATAGTCTAAATATCTTTTTTGATTTAGCCATGTGGTTGGGTGTGGTATAAATTTTTCTTCTGTAGATTCGTTTTCTTTCGCGAAAACTTTAGTAGCATAGTTTATTTTTTTATATTCTTTTTCATCAAACTTCATGAAACTCTTTTTAGCTTGAAACTTTCCAACTCTACGAGGATACACTTTCCAAAACTCATCAAAATATTTTTCATTAGAACTCTTAGTATTAGTTTTTGTATCATCTTTAGTATTAGAGGGTTCTGACACCCCCACCCTGAGTGTTTCAGCACCCCTAGGGGTTTCTACACCCATACCTAATTTTATGTGATATCTGTTACTTGTATATCCACCATTGGCTGTTTTTCTGTGTTCTATTTGTAGGTAGCCCAGTTCTTCAAACTCTTTAATTGTTTTCTGTATTCCTTTAGTGTCTTTGAGACCTATTATCTTGGCAATGTGATTGTATGATGGGTAACATGAACCTTTTTCATCCGCATAGTTCCCTAGTATTACTAATATAAGTTTTTTTGTTGGTGTAAGTCCTTCTGTTTTCAACGCAAGGTTAAGATATTCAATTGACATTTGTCACTCCTGTTTCAATTTACAATTCATGATAGTTTATTTCTTACAATTAATAAACCCTTTTTGGAATAGTAATGCTAAGTTACTACATTTCCAGTATTTTTATCAACAACACATAGCACACCAAAATTATTTTTAAGTATCCATACAGTTTTTTTTTCTTCTGATAATTCTATAGATGGGTGTGAGTGTTCGTTCATAACTGAGCCTGTGTCTTCTATATAACAAAACCATCGGTGTGATGCTTGTTCAAATGTTTTAGCTTTCATTTATTTCTCCTATAACTCTATCCAGTCTTTAACTTCAAGACTGATTTTATAATCTTTTACACTATCTTTATAAAAGTCCCTTGCTTCGTCTATTTTCAAGGGTTCTTTTAATTTACCTTGTATATCGTTAGCAACTTCATACATAACAGCAAAAGGCAACTTATATGCTAACCTAAACAATATGTCTCGGGCATACTGTTCTAAAAATGTGTAACCAGTCCCGCCAATAAAAATGCAAAGGCTATCTAACTCTATTTGATAATCTTTTGATGAATAATAATTTAAGTTATTTCTTTCACATATAGACCAGTGTATAAAGTCTTGACCTTTTATAGGGTTTCTTGATATAAGTTTCTCTTTGATCAATAATTTTTTTATCTCTTCGTATCTAAATTCTGCACTATTAAATTCAATAGCATATACATTCTTTTTCTTCATTTCGTAATACATAGTTTATACCTTAGTTAAACGCTCACCATAAGTGCGTTCATATTGTTTTAATTCTCTTAAGACTTTAGCGTGACCGTTAGTGGCTCTTCTCAGTTTTACACCCCAAAGTTCTTCTCTTTTTAGCATAGCTTCATATCGTACTTGCACAATGTCTTTAGTAAGTTTGTCTTTAGCAGGTTCTAATATTGCTTTACGCGACCTTTCAATATAGTCATTGTCTAATAAATACTTCGTGAATCTCCATTCCATTATTGCATGCTCAACACAATGTGGACGTGAAAGGTTTTTGCGGTATCCCATCCAGTGACCAAAGTCATGAATAATATTAGGCCAACCGCTTTCAGTATTAATAGTTAGTATCTGTCGTGTACCAAGATTCTTTCTGTTTACATGAACCCAAGTAGAACGATTACCGCTACCCTCACGAATATCATAAGGCAACTTAGTCTTCATTTCTGTTTTCCAAAAACCTCGTATTACTTGTTTGGCTATATTAAAGTCAACTTTTTCGTTCTTATCATTAGAACTAAACCTTATAGGAAAGTCTTTTTCTTTCCATACAGAGTTAGACTTGTTATACCACTGTATCGCTTCTGCAGATGTCTTCATTATTTTCTCCTTCTGTAAGTTCCATTAGAGAATGGGTTGAAGTTTTTATCGTTACCATCAGCATCTTTTATATAAACATTTGATTGACCTACTACCTCAGGTTTTTCAAGTTTGTATATCTTGCCATTTTTTAGTTCCCACACCATAGACGGTGTTTGCTCATGTATTGAAATAAGGCCGCCATAGAATCTATATTCTTTAGTTAGGCAAATCCAATGTGATTTAGTACCTTCACCAAAACAACCATAATCAGGATAACAGTGTCTAAAGTCAATCATATGCTTATCATCATGAATTAGCCTTTGCATTATTTCGTTAAGTTCTTTGTTTTCTTCATATTCCATTATTACACCCCTCTTTTTCTATAAATATCTTCTATGTGTTTTTGGGCATCTTTGTTCATAGAACTAAAGTCTTCACATTTTCTATATTCTTTTTCGTATGTTAAAACATAGTCCATATCATCACAGTAACTACAACCAGTAACACCTTTATGGCAATACTGGTTATCATTAGTTGCATCTTTACAGTTTTTCCAATCTATCATAATTTACTCCTAGTAAGGTCTGCTGTTAAATTACAGCAAACCCTTTGTTACAAATTGCAATAACAGCATGTTCAACTTTAAAGTATTGAAATACTGCAGTGACTCTATCAGTTTCAGGTATACCAACAATGATTGGTGCAAACTGAGTAAGGTTATATTTATCTAATGCTTTTTCAAGATTAGATACTGAAGCGTATGTTCTAGTGTTTTGTAGAAAGTTAGAGTTTATCATTTTATTTTACCTTGCTAATTAAAGCGTTTTATCAATTTATATACATAGTATGCGGGATAAATTACAAAAAGTAAACCCTTTTTGGAATAATATATATGTTTTTTTAGTATTTCGCATCAAATAAAGCGTTTTTGGAATATTAATGTGATAATATTTGAGAAATAATGGTCACTAAAACAAAGCAAACAAAACTTACTGATACTAAGAAGTTGAAAATACGCAACGATTTCGTTCATGGTATTGATGGTGATGAAAAGAAATTATTTCCTACACTTGATGAACTTTGTAAAAAATACAAGGTAGCAAAAAGCACTGTATACAGAGTAGCAAGAACTGAGAGTTGGAAATTACAGAAAGAACAACTTCAATCTGAATATATAAAAGAACTAGATAAAAAAAGAAGTAAATACATGGCTGATAAATCCATGAAGACTGATGATAGGACTTTGCAACTTGCAGACGCTGTATTCGTAACTATTGCTCAATCGTTACAGCAAAACAATACTGATACGCAAAATAATAAAAAAGGACTAGCACCTAACCAAATCACAGCAATAGCACAAGCAATAGCAATTACACAAAGAGTCTCAAAACTAGCTTTAGGAGAAGCGACACACAATATAGATGCAACAATCAACGAAAACACAAACGAAGCGTTCAGAGAAGCTATGGAACTCCTTGACGAAGTTGAAGACAGCAGAGCAAAAAGCATTCAAGCTACGCACTAACTGGTTAAGCACCGCAAGAGATAAACAGATACAACCGAAGTTCATAGAACATTATATTTGGTTAATACTTGCAGGTCGTGGTTGGGGAAAAACTAGGACTGGTGCACAGGACATAGCACTTTATGCTTTGAGAAACCCTGATACTAACTGTGCGGTAGTTGCTCCGACACATGGAGATTTAAGGCGTGTATGTTTCGGTGGTGAAAGTGGATTGTTAAGCGTTATACCTAAAGAATGTTTATTAGAATCAAAAGATCAAAAAGGTTACTCATCAAGTGTATCTGAAATAAGATTATTCAATGGTTCTAAAATTACAGGTTATGCGGCACAAGAACCTGATAGATTAAGAGGACCACAATTTCATAGAGCTTGGTGTGATGAAATAGCGGCTTGGAGATATCCTGAAGCATTTGATCAATTAATGTTCGGTCTAAGGCTAGGTGATAAACCTCAATGCGTAATAACTACTACACCTAAACCCACTGCACTAATAAAAGATTTAGTACAAAGAGAAGATGTCCATGTTACATCTGGAAGCACATTTGAGAACGAAGCAAACCTCGCTGAAAGTGCTTTGGCTATGTTGAAAGATAAATATGAAGGAACAACTTTAGGTAGACAAGAGTTATATGCAGAAATAATAGAAAACCTTGAAGGTGCATTATGGACTAACGATTTAATTGAAGAAGCAAGGATATCAGATGATGTTGATAAAGAACTTACACAAATAATAGTAGCTGTAGACCCTGCGGTTACTGCTAATGCAAATTCAGATGAAACTGGTATAGTAGTTGTAGGTAAAGATTATAATAACGAATTCTATGTATTAGAGGATTTAAGCGGTAGGCATAAAGCAGATAAATGGGGTAGAATAGCAATTAATGCTTTTTATGAATGGGATGCAGATAGGATAGTGGCAGAGACTAATAATGGCGGTGACTTAGTTGAAAGGTTGATAAGAAATATTGACCCTAATGTTGCTTACAGGTCTGTTAGAGCTACAAGAGGTAAGATTTTAAGAGCAGAACCCATATCAGCGTTGTATGAACAAAGAAGGGTACATCACATGGGTGTGTTACCTGAGTTAGAATCACAGATGTGCAGTTATACAGGAGATACAAATAGTTCACCCGATAGATTGGATGCTTTAGTTTGGGGATTAACTGAATTAAGCAAGTCTAGGGGACAAGTAAACTGGAGAATAACCTAATGGCAATATTAGACAACATCAAAAATATATTTACAACAAAACCAACTGAACAAAAAAACTCAAATATGATGGGTTATTTTGGAGTTGGTACAGAAGAAGCTAAGATTTAT